CCAATTCATCTCTTTGTAGGTGTTTAATCTTTCGATGCTGCGATTGTAGAAAGTCTTATGATAGTTTTTCTTACCCATCACGTTATCGATACAGTCGATCACGATCAGTTTGTTTGTCCTGGCGGTGCGCCGTCTGCCCCTGCCGATCTTCTGGATGGTGTCGATGTAGCTTTTATTAGATGATGCAAGGACAATGCAATCTACATTGGGGATATCGGTTCCGGTGCTGAATACTTTGGTGGCGATGACAAGGTTTGCCTTGCGGCTATTGAGAAGATCTTTTATTTGCTGATTGGTTTTTTCGGTGTTCTGACCGTGGGCGAACAGTGGATTTAAACCAAGTTCCTTTGCGTCTTCAACCATCCACTCCCCCTGTTTGACTTCATCGAGCAGGATCAGACAGGTGTTGCCTTTGGACAGGGCGAAAAGATAAGCGGCCTTTAAAAGCAAAGTATTTCTTGTGCTGTTAAAAAGCACGTCCTCATGTAAGCATGATTGATAGTCCACTCCTACCGGCCTTGCGCACACGTAGCGGATTGATTTGACCACGACCGGCAGCACCCTTTTGATAACATCTTTTTCGGGAATGTTGGCGATGATCGGCCCGATGCAGCCGAACTGTTCGTAGGCTTTTATGAAGTTGTAATCATACCTTTGGGGGGTTGCCGTCAATCCATACCGATAGTGGGTGTTAGGCATTTTGTGCAAACACTTCTCGATACTTTTGTTGACCTTGTGGGCCTCATCTATGATGACGAGTTTAAAGTCACCCTCTTTTAGATTGGCAGGGGTCAGTTTGACAAGCGATTGAAAGAGACTGATGGTGATATGACCAATTCCTTTTTCACCCTTGCCGATGACCCCGACTGAAGTATCCTCAAACCAATTGGAGAATTTTTCAACGGCTTGATTTAAAATATCCTTGGTAGGTGTGATGATGAGTGTTTCGGGAATGTTAAACTTATGGATTATGCTCCCCATGACGATGGTTTTGCCTGATCCGGTGGCACTGGCAAGGATGCCTCGATTGGTTGCCCCGACAGGCGTAAGCATTTTCTTCTGGTAACTCTCAAGTTTAACTCCAGGTATTCCGGTACTCAACAACTTGTATTTTAGTTTGGGATAAAGCAGTTTGTGGAACCGTACCGTATGATCCTCCATCTCCAGTTTTTGCTTTATGTACGGTACAGTTCCACACAAAAAGAATCCACCGAAACGGGTGCGATTCAGCATTGTTTTAAATCGGCCTGTCCTCTCATCGAACCATCCGATAGTTTTAGCCACAAGTGCCTGAGAGGAATCCGGTATTACTTTACATCTGTGAGCGTCAACCTGAATGATGTCAATAATCAAAAATCAACTCCTGCTTGCAAGTTTTGATCTTCCATGCCGGTCTTCTCCTTGATCTCGAATTCATCAATTGAGAACTGCCCGATTTCAAGATCCCTGTAGATGCCGATCTGAAGGTGCTGTCTGCCATGCCGGTAGTTGGCAATGTACATTCGGGCCTGATTGTTTTTTTCTTCTATTTCGGTTTGGCATATCGCAAGGACAAGATCCGAATTGAAGATGGTGTCAATGTCATCTGCAACCAGATAGCTGTGAAAGATCCGGCTCTCCATTGCCCTTCTGTTTCCCTGCATAGCCGATATGGAAATGATGTTTCGCATTGCGGCGATCTCTTTTAACCCAAGGCAGTTTTCCCCGATGATCTGTTTCTTGTTTTGTCCAGGTTCGGTTGCTTTCATGATGCCAAGGTAATCGGTGATCAGCACATCGATATAGAATCCATCGCGTTCCTCCAGTTCATCGATGATCCGGTCGATGTCCTGATAATTCAACCGGCCTCTGTTAAAGGCCACGATCCTGATACCGCCATTTCCAATCCGTTTGAATTTTCTCCTTTGCTTTACGACTTCATCTATATTGTAGATCGATGGCCGGATGTCTTTTTGTTTAACGTAAGTATCGTTTATCTTGTGCAGGATTTCACACTCTCCTTTGGGATTGGACGCCATGAACCCTACGGCCATGTCAAAGCGTTCATCGATCTGCTCCTTACCCATTTCAAGGGAGATGAATAAAACATTTAATCCCTGCAATACCGCCTGGATTGCCATCTCGATAAGAAACCACGTCTTACCGCTTTTGGTGGCTCCAAGCAGGGTGACAAGCCATTTCTGCCGGAAACCGCCGATGATGCTATCTAAGGACTTGATGTTGGTGAGCATCTTGTAGCGGTTATCCCTGACTCTTTCCTGAATGTATGAAGTATCCTTGAAGAAGTCATAATAAGGTTCTTCAATTGCTCTTGGTTTGCGGATTGTTTTTAGAATTTCTCCTATGGCTTCATCGTACTTTTTGTTTTTGACAAGTGACGCAAAGTTGACACTGGCTTCTTCCAGATCAAAGTGATAGATGGCATCGTTTATGCGCGACAGGATATACTCATGGTTTGATCCGGTAATATTCATGATGACCCCGATCAGATTCATGCACCGATCATAGAGGTCACTGGACATTGATTCTTCTGCTTCTTTAAACAGATCGTAGAAATTTTCTTTCGGAGAGGTTTTAAACTCATCGTAATACTCATATACCATTTGCATCATTAACTTACGCTCTTTGGTTTTAAAGATGCTCATTGGTATTGCGTGTCGTATTTTTCTTATAAAATCCTCTCTGTGAATTGAATGGTAGATGATCTGATTAAGGAAATTGTTATTGAATTCCAGATTCATTTTCTACTCCCTTTTATTCTAATGGAGATTTAGAGATAACGTACAGAGACCATTCATCGGCGTAGTGGGTGTAGAAATTTTCGTCGTTTTGGGAAGGAGAGAATCCGGCAGTTTTAAAGCGGTGGATGGCGTTGCGATCTAAGTTAAACATCCCTTTGAATTGATGTTCCCACCATTTTCTTGTTTCAGCGGTGATGTGGCTTTCATCGACACTTTTAATGTGTTCGACGCTGACATTTTCACTGGCGGCAGCAAGGGTGATAAAACCAATTCCATCAGGACTTAAAACCCTTTTAAATTCATGCAGGGTGTCATCGATTTCAGTTATGTCAAGGTGTTCAAAGAGTTGGGAGCAATGCAGCAGATCAACGCTCTCATCCTCAACGGGGATTTCCGTACTTGGGGCAACGATCAATTCTTTCTCGTTAAATTTGTGGGTTTCGCGGCCCAATTCGATCATGTATTCGCTGAGATCTATTCCGATAAGAGTATCGAAAATAAGAAGTTCCCTGAATGCTCTTAAATTAACGCCGCAAGCGGTTCCCACGTCAAGGAGTGTTCTGTTCTGATGGTCAACTCGCCGCAGAAAATCGGTGACGTAGATCACAAGTTTGGCATACTGCCTTTGCCACTCCCCGTAATAATTGTAGTCGATTCCTTTGGCGGCACATCTAAAGTAAAAATCCTTTTCGTATTCTTCTTTTCTCAACCTGTGTTTTTTTGTTCGCAAATTAACCTTTTTCATCTGATTTCCTCCAGTTATTATTCCATAAAGATGTAGAAGTCTTGTAACCGATCCAGAAACGATCTAAATCCATAACGTTGGCAGAAGGTAAAGAACCTTTTTTCATTCACCTTTGACATTTTATATGGCAATTTGTAATTTTTTAAAGAAGGATGAGGCAGTTTGACCAGTTCGTAGCACATATTAAACTGCTCGATGTTGGCCTTGACCTTATCGATAATCTTCTCGTTGGCTTCTCCTTTTAAGTATTGCAGGGTATATTTCTCACCCATTCCGGCGATGCCTGGAACCGTGTCGGACTGACAACCGGCAATGGCTTTATAATCGGCCCAAACCACCGGCTCGATACCGTAAGTTTTTTTAAACCATGCGTAATTTTTTCTGATCTTGCGGTCTGGATCATAGATCCAGGTGTTTTCGTTTATAAGCTGATACATATCCTCATCTTTGGTAACGATGATCTTTTGCCCGACCGGATACTCCCTTACGAAAAGGGCAATGATGTCATCGGCCTCATAACCAGATAGGGTGTAACTGGCAAATCCAAGGTAATCCATTTCGACCATAAGTTGTGCGTAGGCGGCTTCGAATTCCCGTTTGTCCTTTACTTCTTCAGGCGTCATTTCCTTTATGACTTTTCTCACCTTGTATCCCTGGAATTGGCCGCGCCTTATTCCGATTTCAGTCGGCGTGGTATCCCATGTGATTACCGTGTTGGTAACGAGCATCTTGTTTGCAACTGATTGCAGGGTGTTTAAAAATCCATAGAACATTCCGGTTTTGATGCTGTCATGTTGAAGTAATCCCTGTCGGCTGTACTGTGTGCGGTAAGCCAGATAACGACCGTCCACGATCATGGTGATATCGGATTTATCCATTTGCGGATTCAAATTTAACTTTTGCACTTTAACCTCACTCTTTGCGGCTTTACCTGAAGTTTTATCCTCTTTGGTTTTTTCACCAGTTCGTCATTGCTATAGTCAAACCGTCCGATTCCTTTTTCACGCAGTATCCGCAAGCGATTTGTATAATGATGCCCCTGTTCGGATTGCTGCATGATGTCGATTTCAAGGATTCCGAATTCAGATGGATAAAACAGGTGTTCCTTTATACATTCACCGGATTCGTTGGTATAGTAATGATTGATCGTGAACTTGCACACCCTTGAAAACTTCTCATCGTTTGATCTGTTTTCTTTTAAGAGCGGAAAGTTTTCAGGACTGTTTTCAACGATGTTGCAATCGGCCTTGGCAACTTTTCTGACGGTCTGTTTTACAAATTCAACGGTTTTGTCATCTTCCTTTTTTATTCGGGTTTTTCTTTTCTTTTTCATTCCTTCCCCCTTTCCTCAAATTTAACTACAGGAGGAATACCCACAGATCACGCAAATCCCTCCCCTGCATCCCAAGTCAAACCGCAATCCCTTTTTATTGCATTCGGGGCAGCGTTCGTATTTGTCGGGTTCATCGTCGGCATAGATGTCAACCTTTTGTTCCGGTTTAGATATATGTGAACCATTTGAAAAATGGTATTCCAATACCTGTGCCAGAGCATCGACAATCGAGTGGGCCTGACGCGACTTTTCTTCCGTGTCGGCTATCTTAAACCAAAAGGAATTATCACCTTTAAGTCCTTCAAGCGTGTCGATGATCCATTGCATATCCATTCCGGCTTGAAGCCCTTTGGAACACACTCTTGCCAAGGCATCAATGACAACGTTAACCAGACCGCCTTGTTTGCCGACACTGAAAAACATTTCAATTGGTCGTCCTTCGGAGTAATTAACGGTAATGTAAAACTTACCATGCGGCGTTTTGATTTCAACCGTCGATCCATCCCGTTTGATTGGTCGAGTGGTGATTTCTTTTTCTTTGTCGAGTTTCTTTTCTTGTTTTCCAAAGTGGACAATTTGATCATCTCTGCACCCATCTCTATAAATGGTTATGCCTTTCAATCCGCAAGCCCATGCCATTTGAAAGATCTCATCCACATCGTCAACCGTTGCATTACAGGGAAGATTACAGGTGGAGGATATTGCCATTGAGATATACTTTTGACCGGCCCCCTGCATCTTTACTTTAAACATCGGATCGATGTCGTGGGCTGTTTTATAAAGGCGTTTCATATCCTCCGGTAGATAGTCAATGTGTTGAATCGATCCTTTGTGGGCGATGATATCTTTTATGATATCGGCCTTGCTCCGTTGTTTCTTTCGTATTTTGGTATCGCCTTTTTCACGTTTGAATTTGTCTTCTATGAATTTTTCCAATTCCTTTTCGAATTGGGGGTGGATGATTTTTAAAACCTCATCTGATTCGACAAGTGG